CAAAAAGTTTTATGATGATGTATTCTTCCCATATCTGAAAGAACATAATATTACCACTGTTGTGGATATGGGAGATACCTTTGACAATCGTCGGAGTATTGATCTGTGGTCTTTGGAGTGGGCAAAAGAAAACTACTACGATAAACTGGAAGAAATGGGTGTGACTGTTCACACCATCGTTGGCAACCATACAGCATATTACAAAGATACGAATTCTATCAATTCTGTAGATTTGTTGCTTAAACAATATAAAAATGTTGAAGTTTATTCGGAATGCACTGAAGTTGTGCTAGATAAACTTAATGTATTGTTTATTCCTTGGATCAATGCGGAAAATTTTGAAAGCAGTGTCAACGCAATTAAAATTTCAACTAGCGCGTGCGCGATGGGGCACCTTGAGCTCAACGGATTTAGAGCGCATCGCGGACACGTCATGGAAGACGGTATGGCGTGCGAACTATTTGAGAAGTTCGAGCGGGTATTTTCGGGTCATTACCATACACGATCAGACAACGGACGAATCTTCTACCTAGGTAATCCATATGAGATGTTCTGGAATGATGTGAATGACCCTCGTGGATTTACTATCTTTGATACAGATACTCTAGAGCATACTCCTATCAATAATCCATATCGGATGTTCTACAATGTTTACTATGAAGACACTCCATATCAGATGTTTGATACTTCTGAGTATGAGGGTAAAATTGTAAAAGTCATCGTAAAGAAGAAAACCGAACCTAAGAAGTTTGAAAAATTTATAGATAAATTACATTCCTGTGGTATTCAAGATTTAAAAATTGTAGAAAACTTTGCAGTTCAAGAGAATGAAGATTTTGAAGTAGAGGAAAGTGAGAATACAATTTCAATTTTGAATCGCTACATTGAAGAAGCAGAATTCGATTGTGATAAAACAATTATCAAGGGAATCCTTCAAAAAGTCTATTCACAAGCTTGCGAGGTAGAATAATGTTTCTTCTTACTCTTAGAGATAATAAAGAGGACGGTGCTTATGCCGTTCAAAATCGCTATGGCGAAAAAGTCCTCTTTCTCTTTGAGCAAGAGGATGACGCGGAGAGATATGCCATGCATCTAGAGGAGGATGAAGAGGCAGAAATGGACGTAGTTGAAGTTGATGATGCACTTGCTATTTTGACCTGTAAGCGGTATAATTACAAGTATGCGGTGGTGACACCGAACGATATTGTAATCCCTCCAAGACTAGATGATAACCTTCCAGAAGATTAGGTGGAAAAACTTTCTTTCTACTGGTAATCAATTTACGGAGATTGACTTTCAGCAAAATAATACAAACTTAATTATTGGAACGAATGGTGCGGGTAAGTCCACGATGCTGGATGCTCTCACCTTTGTTTTGTTTAATAAACCTTTTCGTAAGATTAATAAACCTCAATTGGTGAACACCAGCAATGAACGCGATTGTCTGGTTGAGATTGAGTTTGAAATTAATACTCGTCAATACATTGTGAGACGTGGTATCAAACCTAATGTGTTTGACATTGTTGTAAATGGAGTTGAGTTGCATCGTGAAGCAGACGACCGTGCAATGCAACGTGTTTTAGAAGATAATATTCTCAAAGTAAACTATAAGTCATTCACTCAGATTGTGATTCTGGGTAGTAGCACATTTGTGCCTTTTATGCAGTTGACGTGTGCAAATCGTCGTGAAGTTATTGAAGATTTGCTTGATATCCGTATCTTCTCTCTGATGAATAATATTCTCAAAGACAAGTTGAGAACTCAGAAAGAGCAGGTCAAATCTATGGATCTGAAGAAAGAAACTCTCAAAGATAAAATGAAGATGCAACAAAACTTCATTGATGAGTTGGAAAATCGTGGTAAGCAGAATATTGAAGGAAATAATAGTAAGATTACAAAACTTATGAGTGAGGTTGATGAATACCTCCAAGAAAACACTAAACTTCAAGAAGATTTAGAAAACACTACAAAGCAGCAAGAAGAAGTTGCAGGTGCTAGACAAAAGTTATCAAAACTAAACACACTTCGTGGTAAATTGTCTGCAAAAGTATCTGCGGTTACTAAAGAGCATAAGTTCTTTACTGAAAATACGGTATGCCCTACTTGCACACAAGACATTGAAGAATCTTTTCGGTTAAATAAAATTGACGACGTTCAAAATACAGCAAAGGAACTAAAGGAAGGTTTCGATGAGTTGGAATCGACCATTCAGTTTGAACAAGAAAGAGAACGTCAATTCAATGCACTTTCCAAGGAGATCACGAATCTAACGCATGGCATTTCTCAAAACAATACTCGGGTTAGCGGAAACCAACGACAAATCCGAGATCTTGAACAGGAAATTCAAACTATTACCGAGAACCTTGCAAACCGAAATACTGAACATGAAAAGTTAGACGAATTTAAATCTAATCTCCAACAGACAATTGAATACTTAGCAGACAAAAAACAAGAAATCGTTTATCACGATTTTGCCTATTCCTTACTTAAGGATGATGGTGTAAAAACGAAGATTATCAAAAAGTATCTTCCTTTCATAAACCAGCAGGTCAATCGTTATCTTCAGATGATGGATTTTTACATTAACTTCCATCTTGATGAAGAATTTAAAGAAACTGTCAAGTCTCCGATTCACGAAGACTTCTCTTACAGTTCTTTTAGTGAAGGTGAAAAGATGAGAATCGACCTTGCCCTACTCTTCACTTGGCGTGAAGTAGCGCGTGTCAAAAACTCTGTAAACACCAACCTGCTGATTATGGATGAAGTCTTTGACTCTTCCCTTGATGGGTTTGGAACAGATGAGTTCCTTAAAATTATTCGTTATGTAATTAAAGACGCAAACATTTTTGTGATCTCTCATAAGACGGATATGCAGGATAAGTTTGAGAGCACAATCAAGTTTGACAAGATTAAAGGATTCTCCAAGAAAGTATCTGATTAATATAAATATTTGAAAAGTGTGTCTGGAAATGAATTCCAAAGATTTGCAAAATATTTCTGAAGCATATCAAAACATTCAGGAAGAACGAAAGGCTAGAAGAAGGAGACCTTCTAAATCTGAAGCTCAGATTAAGGCAGAGATTGATGCCAGAAATCCAACTAAAACTGGTCCTGTAACTGGACAAAAAGTACCAGGAGTTCAGCAATCAAGACCAGCAACTAGAATTCCTGGTGCTACTGGTGAAAAACCCACTGGATCTTTGAGATCTGGAAATTTATCTTTTCCTGGAGATAGAAGTGGCGCATATGATGCTGCTAAGCAAAAGTTATCCACTCCTAAAGTAGAACCCCCAAAGGTTCAAACACCACCTCGGACTCAAGGATTACTAGGAACCAGAAATGTTCCTTCAACTCAAGAACTGATTCAACAACGTGGTGGTGCTCCAAAACCACAGTTTGGTCCAGGTTCAACAAATACGGGAAAAAGTTTTCCAAAACCTCCAAGAGTTGTTAGGGATGCTGGTGCTGCTGTCAGGCAAAGGTTTATGTCAAGACCACCAAGTGCTGCTACAGTATCAAGAGGTGTTGGACTTGTTAGAAGACTGAAAGGTCTTGCTAAAGGACCTTTGGCAGTTGGTGCTGAAATCGCTGCTGATGCTACATTGACACCAGTTGCTAAAGCGGCGGGTTCTGAACTTGGTAAAGCATTGACAAGAGGTGTTGCTTCTGCGACTGGAACAACTGACAAGATGAGATCAAGACTTCCAAGTTACTATGGTGCTAAAGGTCCTGATTTAACAAGAGATATTGCTCAGGGCGTAAAATCCAGAGAGCCAAGAGGAATGTCTAATATCCCTCCAGAAGAGGGTATGGTAAATAATCCTAATTATGGTAAACCAGTAAAAAGATCTGCTAAACAACTGAGTGCTGCTGCTAAAGATTTTGATACTTCTTTTGCTGCTGCTAGAAAATCAGGTAGTAAAGAATTTACTTGGCGTGGCAAGAAGTACAGCACCAAACTTAAGGATGCTTGAAAATGAAAACTTTTCAGCAGTTTGTAGGTGAAGCATATTCTGAAGCTGAAAGGAGGAAGCATAATCCACCCAGATCATCCTTTAAGGGAGCACTTGATAAACAAAGAAAAGATGCAGGTCGGATGGCACCAATACCGCAGATAGGTGCTGGAAAGGGTGTTCCTCTTTACATACCAGATTATAAAGGAGAACGTGGTCAAGATGATAGGACTCCTGGTAGCTTTGCTAGGCAAACTAATAAAAGCAAAGTAGAGAAGAGATATCATACCAACTTTCCAATTCAAACTGGACATTATGAGAAACCAGACAACCTGACCATTTGAAACCACTTTTCAAACTGGCACAGATGGGGGTCGTGAGACCCTCTTTTTTTGTATAATAGGTTCATACGCAACCAAGCAATGACCGTTTCCCACGAAATCAAGTCTCAACTCGCTAAACTGCTTGCTACTGAGGACCTGGTGGTTGAGCACAAAAAAGTGGAGACTGCTTGTTTCAACGTTCATACTCGTGTGCTGACTCTGCCGATGTGGGAGCGTGCAAGTGGTCGAGTCTATGATATGTTGGTTGGTCACGAAGTCGGTCACGCTCTCTATACTCCTGACCGTAACTGGTTGAAAGAAATAAAGATTCCACCACAGTTCGTCAATGTAGTAGAAGATGTTCGTATTGAGAAACTGATGAAGCGTCGCTATGCTGGCATCTCTAAAACTTTCTATCGTGGATATGCTGAACTTGCAGATGAAGATTTTTTCCAGATTGCTGATGAAGACATCAGTAAGATGAACCTTGCTGACAAGGCAAACCTTTATTTCAAGATTGGTAACTTTGTTGAAGTTACTTTTGAAGATAATGAAAAAGAACTCTGTCAGAAGATTGCTGACACTGAGACTTTTGATGATGTTCTGCAAGTTTCTAAAGAACTTTATGAGTTCTGTAAGATGCAAGAAGAAATGAAGACCAAGATGGATAACTTGGAAATGCAGAGTGGTCAGGATGGTTCTATGACCCACGAAGAAATGTTGGAAGAAGCAGAGCGTCGTGAAGAAGAGAATGAAGAAGGTAACTCTAGTGAAACTACAGACGAAACAGATCCTTGGGAATCTGAAGAACCTGAAGATAGTGACTCATATGGTGGAACGAACAATGATGAACCTGAAGTTTCCACGATGAATAATCTGGAAGAGGCAATCAAACAACTTGCTTCTATGGATGGATTTGAGAATGTTTATGTTGAACTCCCCAAACTTGAGATGAACAAGTTTGTTGTTGATAACTCTGAAATCCATGAGCGATTTGCTGAATGGGATGAGTGGATGGATAGGAATGAACTTGTTAAGGATGAAGTCTTCTATAACATTGACAATGAATTTGTGAAGTTCAAACGTTCTGCACAGAAAGAAGTCAACTATCTGGTAAAGGAGTTTGAGTGTAAGAAAGCAGCAGACTCGTATGCTCGTGCCACCACTGCTCGCACTGGTGTTCTAGATTGTTCTAAACTTCACACCTATAAGTACAACGAAGATCTCTTCAAGAAAGTTACTACTCTTGCTGATGGCAAAAATCACGGTCTAATTTTTGTTCTGGACTGGTCTGGTTCAATGGGCACTGTTCTTCAGGATACTTTGAAGCAACTGTTCAATCTGATGTGGTTCTGTAAGAAAGTGAGTATTCCTTTTGAGGTTTATGCTTTCACGAATGAATATCCCAAAATGCATCAGAATATTGATGGTACTAAATCTTATGCATATAAAAAACGTGAAGGTTTGGTTGTTGTGAATGAGTGGTTCTCTATGATGAACATCTTCACTAGCAAAACCAAGATGAAAGATCTTGAGCAGCAGATGAAAAACTTTTTCCGTCTTGCTTGGACTTTTAATCACTGGGCAAATATTCCCATCCCTACTGGTTTGAGTCTTTCTGGAACTCCTCTAAATGAAGCATTTATTTCTCTGCACCAACTGATCCCCCATTTCAAAAAAGAGAACAAAGTTCAGAAAGTTCAGTGTGTTGTTCTGAGTGATGGTGAAGCAGGCGGTATGAAGTATCACAAAGAAGTTCAACGTCGCTGGGAAGTAGAACCTTTCCTTGGTGTTGGAACTCTTGGTTGCAATTCTTTCCTGAGAAATCGCAAAACTGGCAATACTTATTCCTTTGATTGTGACTGGTGGGAAATGACTGAAATTTTCATCAAAGATATTCGTGATAGTTTTCCTGAAGTAAATTTCATTGGTATTCGCCTTCTTGAATCTCGTGATGCCAATAGTTTCATCCGACGTT